AGCCAAGTGACTGGAAAGAAGTTCTATCTTTCTAAGACCTTCTGGGTGAACGTAATCTGTGCCGCCGCGCTCGGTCTTCAAATGCGCTACGGCTTTGTGATCGGTGCTGAACTGCAAGCTCTAGCGCTTACAGCAATCAACCTTGGTCTGCGTAAGATTACAAATCAACCCGTAACTTGGTAATAACATGGACGCCCAAACACTCATTAACGTCGGTCTCGGATTCTGCATGGCAGTTTGCGGATGGTTTGCTCGTGAGCTTTGGGCGGCTGTAAAAGACTTAAAGTCTGACCTTGCCAAGCTGCGTGAAGAGATTCCAAAGGTCTACGTCCAGCGCGATGACTACAGAGAAGACATGCGCGACATCAAGGAGATGTTCAACAAGATCATGGACAAGTTAGAACTGAAGCAGGACAAATGATGGACTTTCTAGGTGGCGGTATTGTCGGCTCCCTTCTTGGGGGCATTTTTCGTTTGGTGCCCGAAGCATTTAAGTTCTTGGACAGGAAGAACGAACGCGAACATGAACTGGCTATGTTCGACAAACAATGCGAACTAGAAAAGGTCAGAGGCTCACAAAAGTTAGCCGAAATTGGCGCACAAAGAGAGGCCACCGTAGATTCAGGTGTGATGGATGCCTTCAATGCTGCCATCAACCAACAAACCGAAATGGTCAAATCAGCAGGGGGCTGGGTAGCCTCTCTATCCGCTTCTGTACGCCCTGTAATGACCTACTACCTCTTGTTGCTATACGGAGTGTTTAAGACCGCCACAATCGCCATTGGGTATGCAAACGGCCAACCCATCCCTGAATTGCTGAAGAATGCATGGTCTGTAGACGACATGGCATTGCTCTCTGGTGTAGTTAACTACTGGATACTTGACCGCACATTGGCTAAACGAGGTTTGTAATGAACCTAGAGATTGCCGCAGAGCTTTGTAAGCGGTTTGAGGGCTTTAGAGCAAAGCCCTATCTTTGCCCTGCTGGAATCCCCACCATTGGGTACGGATCGACTTACTACGCTGATGGCAAGAAAGTCACATTGAATGACTCATTAATAAGCCAAAAAGCCGCTAATGATCTATTAATGTACGAACTACAGCACACATATCTGGCTGGCGCTTTAAGAAACTGCCCCGTCCTAGCCACAGATGAGCGTAAATGCAATGCGATTGTGGACTTCTGTTATAACTTAGGTGTGGGCAGACTCCAAACCAGCACCCTAAAGCGCAAAATCAACGCTCAAGATTGGGATGGAGCTAAAGAGCAATTGATGCTTTGGACTAAAGGCGGGGGTAAAGTGCTGCCTGGTCTATTAAAAAGACGCCAAGTTGAATGTGCTCTTATGTAATAAACATTGTCATTTTTGAATGGGAGGTTTAAAATGTCAACAAAGCCCGTGTGGGAAAAAACCCGCCCTAAAAGTCTTGGCAAGCCAAAAGAGTTAAGCCCTAACCAGATCAAAGCCGCAAAGGCTTTCGCAAAGCGCACGGGTACTAAGTACCCATCTTTGGTGGCCAACATGGCTGGAGCAAAGAAAGGTAACTGGTAATGGCCTCCGTAATGACGTATTCGTCGCTGGTAGAGAACATCCAATCGTATTTGGAGCGTACCGACCAAGCGACTCTTGACAAGATCCCCACATTTATCATGCTGGCGGAACAAGTCATGGCTGCGGACTTAAAGTTTCTTGGAAACCTAACTGTCGCTACAAGCAACATGGTTCAAGGCGAAAACGTCATAGATAAGCCAGCCCGCTGGAGAAAAACCGTATCCATGAACGTGACGGTTAACGGCGTGCGCCAACCCATATTCTTGAGAAAGTACGAATACCTAAGAGAATATTGGCCAAACCCTACACAACAAGATGTGCCTTTCTTCTATTGTGATTACGACTACACCCATTGGATGATCGCACCTACGCCTGATGATGATTATTCCTATGAAGTGCTGTATTACGAGCGTGTCCAGCCTTTAGATGCAACCAACCAAAGCAACTGGTTCACAGAATACGCCCCCCAAGCTTTGCTTTATGGATCACTCCTGCAAGCCATGCCGTTCCTGAAGAATGATGAGCGCATTCCTATGTGGCAAGCTCAATATGAACAAATCATGAATGTACTGAAAACTGAAGACGTTGCCCGAATTGGGGATCGTCAAGCGATTGCGAGGGATATATGAGCTTTATTTCGCCCTTCACGGGAAACGTAATCCAACCTACGGACGTTTCTTACAGATCCGTTACGCTTTCTGCCAATACTGATCTGTTTTGGCCTATTAACGGTGGCGTTACAGACAATGTTGCCGCTCGGATTATGGACGTTACAGCCACTACTGCTGGCTTGTCTTTGTCTATGCCCCCCGCCAATCAAGCCTCTGTGGGTCAAGATGCCTTGATCCGAAACATTGGCGCTAATACCTTTACCGTTAAAGATGCTGCTGGCAACTCTATTGCAAGCGTAGCCCCTAGTGCTTCACGTTACATCTACATCACCACAAACGCCACAATAGCAGGAACATGGGGCAACATTGCCTTTGGCGTGGGATCTTCTAACGTAGATGCTGGCGCATTGGCTGGATATGGCTTAAAAGCCATCACCAACACCCTAAATGCAGCTCACAACGTCACCACATTCTCTTCTTCCTATACCGCTATTGCTTCTGACAGAGCCGCTTACTATGTGTGGGATAACGGCGCTGGAACCTTGACTCTTACATCAGCCGTTACGTTAGGTAACGATTGGTTTATGATGCTGCGTAATGGCGGGACTGGCACTTTGACCGTGTCCCCCTCTGGTGGAGATTTAATCAATGGTGCCGCTTCTATCTCTTTGCAGCCTTCTGATTCCTGCTTTATCTGCTGCTCTGGCTTGGCTTTCTACACCGTCGGACTTGGACGCAGTACTCAGTTCAATTTTACGCAGCTTACCAAAGCTGTTACATCTGGTAGCTACACTTTAACTTCTGCTGAGGCTGCAAACGTAGTACAAAAGTACACAGGAACTTTAAGCGGTAACGTAACGGTTACCTTTCCACAGACCGTTCAAGTTTATTACATTACTAACCAGACTAATGGAACAGGTGCGGGCTATCAGATTACCTTTACCACAGGCGCTGGAGGCGGCACAGCAACCGTTCCTGCTGGTGAGCAAGTTATCCTGCTTTGCGACTCTGTAAACCTTTTAAACGCTTCTACGATTGCTGCTGGAGCTACTAACATTTCTTTAGTCTCTGGAACCGTAGGAGCGCCCTCCCTTAACTTTGCTTCAGAGTCTTCAACTGGTATATATAGACCAACTTCAGGTGAATTTGGTATAGCCATACTTGGCGTCAACTTGTTTACGTTGTCGTCTTCTGGTTTAACCATAAGCGGAACAGGAACCTTTACAGGCGGCATTTCGGGCGGAGTGTTCTAATGACGCAGAAGGTATTTGCTCTTGATACCAAGGCTGGCGTCCAACGGGACGGAACCGTCTTTGATAAGCAATTTTACAATGATGGACGCTGGGTAAGGTTTCAACGTGGACGCCCTAGAAAAATGGGTGGATATCGTGTCATCTCTGATCAATTGACAGGCCCATCAAGGGGCATTTGGGTTAACGCTCAGAACGCATTTAATTACATCTTCAGTGGTTATAACAATGGTTTGCAAGTGCTCACTATTGATGATAACGGCGTTGGTGCTGGTATTAACAATTTTACGCTGTCAAACTTTACTGCTTCCGATCTTAACCTTTGGCAATTTGATGGCTTTTATGACGTTGCAGGAGCTGGAGTGCAGTCATTGCTAGCGCACCCAGGCCATAACCTCGCCTCAGTTGACAATGACTTTAATACGCCCGTCCTGATCGGTGACATAAATGGTTTAACCATGTCACAAATTGGCACGTTTACTGACACCATCACTTCTACTGGCACTGCCGTAGTGACTATTGCGGCCTCAAATCCTTTAATTGGTGCTGGTCAAACTGTTACGGGAACCAGCATTCCAGCCAACACCACAGTGGTTTCGGTCTCCACAACTACCGTAACGCTTTCTAACGCAGTCCCCGCGGGAGTGATTGCGGCAACCTTTAATAACAACATCAGCGTATCTGGCGGAGTGGTATCACTTCATCCCTACGTCTTTGTTTATGGCAACAATGGTCTGATTCAGAACTGCTCCGCTGGCAACGCTCAAGACTGGGTTTCCGCAGACGCTAATGCGACCAACGTAGCCACAGGAAAGATTGTCCAAGGGTTACCCGTAAGGGGTGGCTCTAACTCGCCTTCTGGGCTGTTTTGGAGCCTTGATAGCCTGATTCGCGTGTCCTATATCGGTGGAGCTGGAACACCCCCGCAATACTGGCGCTATGACATCATCAGCTCGCAGTCTTCTATTCTGTCTAGCCAATCTGCAATTGAATACGATGGAGTGTATTACTGGTGCGGAGTAGACCGTTTCTTAATGTACAACGGTGTTGTTAAGGAAATTCCTAACAGCATGAATCAGAACTACTTCTTTGACAATTTGAACTATAGCCAAAGACAAAAAGTTTGGGTCAGCAAAGTCCCACGTTTTGGTGAGGTTTGGTGGTTCTATCCTAGAGGTGACGCTACTGAATGTACTGACGCTATCGTCTATAACACCCGTGAAAACACTTGGTACGACGCTGGCCAAGCTTTAGGCGCTCGCCGTTCAGCGGGTTACTTTTCTCAAGTGTTTAGCTTTCCTGTACAAGCTAATTGGGAAACATCCCCAGCGGAGACCGTCTTTATCGCATCATTTAACACGGTGAACGCAAGCCAATTCTTGTATTTAGACACGTACAACACCCAAGTCGTTTTGGGGCTGATCATTTCTGGGTCAGGCATTCCTGTAAACACTTACGTTACCGCCATAAAGACCAGCAGCATCAAGACATTGGGGGCCATTACTGGAGGCGCGGGTTACGTTAACGGCACCTACACCAACGTCACCCTTACTGGTGGCAGCGGAAGCGGCGCAAAGGCTACCGTAACCGTTTCTGGGGGTGCTGTAACAGCCGTTACCGTAACATCTAGAGGCGCTGGCTACCAAGTAGGAGATGTTCTGAGCGCATCCAATACTGAGCTGGGTGGAACTGGTGCTGGTTTTTCTATCCCTGTTACAGTTTTGTATGCACAGGGCATTCAGATCTCTGCCGCGGCTACTGCAACGGCCACAGTACCTCTTACATTCTCCACACCAGAGAACAGAATTGAAATCCTCCAACATGAGATTGGAACAGACGCCATCAACGGGCAGAACGTCAATGCTATTGAAAGCTACTTTGAGACCAATGATCTAGGATGGGTCTCTGGAGGCCCCTCAGAACCCGCTATGACTGGAGTAAACAGATGGTTAAGGCTAGAGAGGGTAGAACCTGATTTTGTGCTAGAAGGCAATATGACCCTTTACGTTACAGGTCGTCCTTATGCACAATCGGCTGATGCTCAATCTGCTCCTTACGTGTTTGATGCCACCACAAACAAGATTGACATGAAAGAACAACGGCGCGAGATTAGGCTTAAGTTTGTTTCTAACGAGGCTGGTGGAGATTATCAATTGGGGCGTGTGCTCTTAAATGCAGATTTGGCTGGAGATACGCGTGGATATTAGAGGCCCAGCACTTGTTTATGACCCAAGGTTTCATTCGTTTGATTCTTGGGCTAGTCTGATGTGTGAGTTGTATGCTCCGCAGCAGCTAGAGATTCCTAGCGCCCAAACAGATTGGAAGGTTTGGGGCAACGGCATCAAGGCAATTGATGTATTTACAAATGAAGCTATCCCATCAACAGACAACTATGAAGACTGGCAAGTATGGGCAGAAGCTCTAGTAAACGCCGTCAACCCAGCAACGTGAGGTATTGATATGACACCAGCAGAAGTTATTACGGCAGACGCCAATGAGCGCGGAATAGACCCTCAACAAGTGTTGGGTGCTGTTGCTCAACTAATACAGAACAACCAAGGCAAGCTGTTCAATGCGGGTAATTCTGTTTTGTTTGTACGCTTGTTATCTGAAGATATTGGTGAACTTCATTTCTTTACGGAAGATTCTCCTATTGCGATTGCACGGTACATTAAAGTATTTTGGAATGCTTTAAAGAAGGCTGGTATCCAGCGTGTTTACGGCAAGGCTGACAACCAAGAGATATTGCAGCTAATTCAAAGAGCTGGAGCAGACATACAACAACCCGATCTTGAGGGTTATAACTGGATGGCAGAAGTATGAGATACCATCGTTTTGATTTCCCCGACTTACCACTAGAAGCGTTTAAGCACTACGGGGATAGACGCATTAAGCCGCAGGGTGGAGGCGGTGGGTTTATTGAAACAATTAGCGATGTGGTTAGCGCTCCGTTCCAACCGCCTCCTTCTAGTGGTGGCGGAGGCGGCGGAGGTGGAATTTTTGGAGGTTTGGGAAATTTTATAAGCAATCCTCTTGGAACTATTGTTGACACTGCATCCAATGTTATTAACGGCGCATCCGATACGTTGGCTCAAGTTGGTCAAGGTGTTTCAGACGTTGTGGCCGATGTTGGTGAAGGTGTATCTGACACTCTTGCTAATGTTGGTGAGGGCGTATCAGACGTAATCCATGATGTTGGAACTACGGTAGCTAAAGATCCGGTGCTCTCTACTGCGGCAGTAATTGTTCTGTCAAAGTATATTGGGCCTCAAGCGGCGGCAGCACTTGTTTCTGCAAATGCTGGAGCGCCCCCAGAAGTTATTGCAAGAAATATGGTTTTGGCTGGAGTTGCTGCGGATGTTGCTCAATCCGTAGCCCCTGAAGTAGCCAGCATGACAAATAAAACGGTTGGCAATATTGCTGGACAAGCCGCTAGTTCTGCCGCAACTGCTGCGCTTACTGGTAGAGATCCCATCCAAGCTGCTACAAATGCCTTGATAACGGGCGGGATAAATGCCGGAACAAGCGAAGTGCTAGGGCAAGTAGAGGGGTTTAGTGATCTAACTCCCACTCAACAAAGAGCTGTATCTGCTGCTGTATCTGCGGAACTTCAAGGTAAAGACCCTACCGCCGCTTTAATTCAAGGCGCTATCAATATTGGTAGAGAAAAAGTACAAGATGAAATAAAGTACGCCAAATATGAAGATATGGACTTTGGGGTCAATCAAGGCGCTATTGATAAGCTGGCCGCACAAGAAGCGGAGGAAAGAGCCAATCAATACGACATGGGAATAAACCAAGGCGCTGTTGACAGAGTGGCTATGAATGAGTCAGGCTTTGCTGGCATTGACAATGAGGGAGCTGATCTTACTGGCTCTACATATAACCCCCCTAATTATGCCCCGCAAGACCTTGGAATTACCCAAGAAAGTATAGATAGCTACGAACAGACTCAGCAAGAAAATGCTGATGCTGGTAAGTTGCCATCTCAATGGGTTCCAAATCAAGACGGATCTGGAACATCAACAATGGTGCATGATGATGGAAGCACCACTACTATTGATGATAAAGGCGATATTGTTTATACAACAGAGGCTCCGCCAGGCAGCCTTATCAGTGACAAAGTAACGGATGAGACCTTTACTAAGCTGTCTACAACACAAAAATCTACAGCTTTAGATATGGTGAAGAGCGGCATTCCGATGAATCAAGCTGTTAAATATGTGAACTCTATGGGGCAGACTGTATCTCAGCCAACCCAACAAGTTCAACAAACCCAACAGACATCATCTGGAACTGCGCTATCTCCGCTATCACCTCAATACTTAACCTCAACAGCAAACAAACAAGGGTTTGTAAATCCACTATCAACATATCAAAGAATGGTTGCTTCGGATACGGCCCCTTTACAGCCAAACCCAGCACAAGATACCGTGCAAGTCTCACAAGGTAATGTTATGCCAGATTATTACAGTTATGGACAAAACCAATCTATTGATGATATATTGGGTATAACCGCTAAAGAGGGTGGTCTTGTTACACCTTTAATGGCCAAAGGTGGGTCAGTCCAAAAGTACGCAGAGGGTGGTCTATCAGTCCCAATGATGAATCACGGCGGCAAGATGCGCGGCGACTTCAGACACGGGGCGCATGTTGCAGGGCCTGGCGACGGACAGAGTGACGATATTCCTGCAATGCTTGCCGATTCTGAGTTTGTGATGCCTGCGGACGTGGTTGCAGCTTTAGGCAATGGTTCCACAAAAGCTGGATCAGAAAAATTATATGAAATGATGCACGCAATTCGCGCTAGGGCTAGATCAACAGGCCCCAAAGATTTGCCTCCTCCAGCATTTAAATCCCCATTGGATTATTTAAAGAAGGCCCATAAAAAATGAAACGTGGCGCTCGTTTTAACGCCATAAAAAATGGTGAAAAGCGGTATATTTCAGAAACCCCTTGCAAAATGGGTCATTTGGGTGAGCGCGTGACTTCGACTGGTACATGCATTCAATGTAGGCAAATTAGAGCAAGAGAAAAGTATTACGCAAATCCTCAAGAAGCCGTAGCAAAAGTTCGCAAATATTATCAAGAGAATGCTGAATTAATTAAAGAAAAAAGAAGAAAGTCTTATGCCAAAAATCCTGAGAAGGAATTGGTAACTTCAAGGATAAGAGTTGCAGAATGGCGCAAAAACAATCCAGAAAAAGTAAAAGCCCAAAATTCTTTAAAAAGTGATTGGAAAAAGAAAAATCCGCATAACAATGCGGCATTGCTTGCAAAGAGAAGAGCGGCTAAAATGCAAAGAACTCCGCACTGGCTTTCTGAAGACGACAAATGGATGATGGAGCAAGCGTATGAGCTTGCCGCTTTAAGGAAGAAAATGTTTGGATTTGCTTGGCATGTTGACCACATTGTTCCGCTTCAGGGAAAAACGGTCTCTGGATTACATGTTCCTCAAAACTTACAAGTAATTCCATGGGTTGACAACTTGGCTAAGTCCAATAAATTTATGTAAGGAGCTAATATGGCTGACATTTTTCAAGGCACAGTTGCCCCAGACGTTAACACCACAAGAACAACTGGCACTACCGCCCCCCAATATTACACAGACTACCTGAGTGGGTTGGCTGGTGCGGGTACTGCTGCGCTTAATCGTCCTACTAGCGAACTTGTAGCCCCCATGACGGCTTTGCAGCAGCAGGGCTATGCAGCCATCCCTGGTGCCGCCACAGCGTATCAGCCAGGCCTTACTGCCGCTCAACAGACCGTTTCGGGTGTTGCTCAAGGGCTAACCCCTGAAAAGATTCAATCCTTAATGAATCCTTACACCACAGGCGTGGTAAATGAGATGGAGCGTCTGCAACAGCAGAACATCCAGCGTAACCTGATGCCTCAACTGAAGGCTGGTTTTGTGGGTAGTGGTGGATTAGGTAGCCAACGCTATGCAAACGCTTTGGGCCAGTCTACTGCCGACATGCAATCTAACCTGCTTGGCGCTCAAACTGGAGCCTTGCAACAAGGCTATGCCCAAGCCCTGCAAGCCGCCATCAATGAAGGTCAATTGCAGAATCAAGCCGCACAAATCCAAGGCAATCTTGCTGGCCAAGAGCAGACATTAGGATTGGCTGGTGCTGGTGCTATGACTAGGGGTGGTGCAGAACAACAAGCCTATGAGCAAGCCAAGATCAACGCCCCCCTGACACAAGCTACTAACGTGGCTAGTCTGATGAAAGGCTATAACGTGCCTTCCTCAACAACAGAGACTTACAAAGGCCCGCTGCCAGGTGCTTATGGGCTATCTCCATTGAGCCAAATTACTGGTTTGGGTTCGTTGGTTGCGAGCGGTTTAGGGGAAACAACAACTCAAACTTGGAACCCAGCTACTCAGAAATACGAAACTAAAATTACACCAAATGCTTTGCAAAAATATTTTGATATGTTGCCATCACGTAATTACATAGAAGGGTTTTTTAATTCTGGAACAGTGCCAATACCTTCTGTCTCTGACATAAATAATGCATATTCAGATGGAATTTCTGGAATGAGTCCTGAAGATCTTGCTGGGGCTATTTAAATTTTTGGATAAACACCATGGCAGCAAACCAATTACCCCCCGCATCACTAAAGCCCGGCCCTGAAGATGATGGTTACAACATGGCTCTTCAGCAGCTCATGTCTACGCTTGAGTCACGTCAAAACAAGGGCTACAACCCAACCCTTTTGGCTATTGCTGAAGGCATGTTGACGCCTACCGCTACTGGGTCTTTTGGTGAGAGTATTGGACAAGCCGCTAAATCTGTTCGTGGCGCACAAGCTCAACAAGAAAAAGAGCAAATGGATACCGCCCAAATGCGTCTGCAACTTGCTCAAGCTCAAAGAGAGCAAGCAATGAGGCGGGAGGGCGCGGAAATGCTTTCTAGTCGAGCAAATGAGGAAAATACTGGCCCAACTTTAAATGTTCGTGGTCAACCTATGAGTCCAGCAAAAATTGCCGCTATTAAATATAGAAATAAAGAGCTTGGTGAGGCTTTAGAAACTGAATACAAGTTGATGTTGGATTCTATATCTGTGCAACCTGGTGGATTTGTTAGTAAATTGGCTGAAAAATATACGCCTTTTGGCGGAAAAACTTTCGTGGAGAGATTTGTGCCAGGCGATCCAAAAGCTGGTCGCCAAGCTATGACTATTCCAATGTCGGAAGCCGATGCCATAGAGTTTGACCAAGCGCGAACCAAAGGTGATGCAAAAACCTATTGGGATATTGTTAAGAGAAACACTACGTCTCCTCCTGAACCAACTCAAGAAACGCCACAGATTTCGGCATCCAATTTGCAACCAAGTGGTGAAGTTAAAATTGCTCAAACACCAGCAGAATTAAAAAGACAACAAGACATAGAGGATGAAAGAAATAAAACTATTGCAAGAGAAGGTGGAAAGTCTGAACAAGCTCGCACAGACTCTGTACTTGATACAGCCAAAGTTGCTCGTGGTTTAGTTGGAACTTATGCTCGCGCACAAGAAATTATAAAAACCCCTGGAATTGAAAAAGTAATGGGCTTGGTTAATCAAGGCGATATATTGTCTGGAATTGCAAATTTGGCTGGAGAGGCATTTAGGGCTGGACAAGTTACAGTCGGCATTCCTGCAATAGAAAAAGTTTTAACTGATTCTGGGGTTCCTCAAAATATACTTGATAAAGCTTTGGAGTTGGGTCAGCTTGAGGCTATGTGGCAAATGGAAATGCGAAAAGGATTAGGCGCTGGAACTTCTATATCTAATATGGAACAAATGATGGCAAATCGTGTTGTTCCAAGTCAAAAAGATCCAATTGGTGCATATAAACAAAAACTTTCATTTTTGCAAGAAAAAGCCAAGTTTGAAATTGAATTGGGTCGTGAGTTAAAACGTAAAAAATTAACCTATGACAAATTTGAAGATACTAATGAATTTGACAGAATGTTTACAACTTATCAAAATCGTTTAATAAATATTGTATCCCCACAAAGTGCACCAACAGGCGTACCCAAAGGCGCAGCGCCCAGCACAGGCCCTATAACACCAAGCATGTTAAGGGAACGTCTTGGTTTAAAACCATAAGGTGCAATCATGGCAAACCTTTCTTTTTTAGATAAGCTAGACAAAGATCAACTTATCAATGCTGACAAAATAATTTCCAAGGCTCAAGAGATTGGTGTTGATCCACGCCTAGCTTTATCTCTGGCTTATGTAGAGAGCGGTTTACGACAAAATAAAACTGGTGGTGCCGGAGAGATTGGCATCATGCAAGTTATGCCAGCCACAGGAAAACTTCTAGGCTACAAAGAAGAAGACCTCAAAGACATTGATAAAAACCTTGAGGCTGGTCTTAGATATTTAAAACAAAATACAGAAAAATATAACAACGATCCTATGCTTGGCGCTATAGCTTATAACGCAGGGCCAGACCATCCATTCTTTTTAGGTAAAGCAGAATCCCCGCCTGAGTCAACTCTTAGCTATGTAAACAGCATACAAGCACTAGGTGGATTTGAGCCAACCCCATCACAAGCGCCTGAAGAGGCCCCCGTAAGCGAAACACAGCCAACCATTACACCAGCATCAGAAGAAGACTTTAGAAAAGAAAAAGCTATTCTTGCTGGCGCTGGTGTTGGAGCAGCAACTGGCGCTGGAATTTCTGCAAAAAGATCTATTTTAGGCGGTGGCCCAGCTCCCGTAGAAGCAGCACCCAAAAGCGCCGTACAAAAGTGGGCTGGTGCCATGGGTTATGAAGATCGTGGCGCAAAAACTTTTGCTCAAGCTCATGAGGCTGAACAAGGAACTCGCAAAGGCGCAAACATCCGCAATCCTGCTACCGGAACTGTTTACAAGCCTGAGTTTAAAGTTGCCAAGCCACCTATAGTCCCACCCACTCAGGGTCAACAAATCGCATCAGGATTGCGGGGAGTTGCTGGATTTATGGCTAGGAACCCTATGCTCTCTGGAGCGCTTGGAGGCGCTTCTGCTGCCGCTGGTGGCATGGAAGCCATGGAGAGATACAAAGCTGGCGATAAGCTTGGAGCGGGTATTGCTGGTGCTGGAGCTTTAGGTGGCGGATTGCAAATGATTCCAACCATTCCAACTCAATTGCTTGGGGGATTGCTTTCTACCGCATCACCTGTTGCATTATCTGTTTTAGAGAACATGAGAAGGAAAGATCAACCTCAACAACCAGTAACTCCAGAAGAGATGCAAGCAGCGCAAAGCCCCGCTTTTAAATACGCACGCCCTTGATAAAAAACATCTTGGATCAGTAATAGGTTACAATTACCCCACAACCTTGCAGTTGCCACTTCAAGGAATTAGCCCCCATCTCTGGGGGCTTTTTTTACCTACAGATTACCTCTGTACTCTTCCAACGCCCTGCCCACGTTTGTGTTTAGGGTGTTAACAAAGCGAACACACATAGCTCGTTCAGTCTGTGCGATACGGTGTGAGGCCACCAAGATAACTTTGTCAGCAAACTCCATGATGTCCAAATCGCCTGAGTAGAAGCCCTTTGGGTTCTCATTGTTAGTCTGAAAAAAGATCTGCTTGATGTCATCTTCTGTCAACCAAGGGTTTTTCATCGGCTGCTCCTTTTGTTCTTAGAGGATTTAGAAGGCTTCTTGATTTCTTCAATGAAGTCAAACTCCAGCTCTTCCTCTTCTGTCTTGCCCCAGTTCTCTATAAAGAGTTCCACGTCCTTTTGGAAGGTTTCGTATTCTTCTTTTTGAGCCAATCCTTGGGCAACAATGTCTTCCATCAGATCGCTGCACTCTCTGTAGGGCAGCTCTTGCAGAGCAAAGATGATTTTTTTAAAGTCTTCCGCAGACACTTCAAGTTTGAATTTCATAATATTTCCTTTCCAAGTTGATTTTTAGCGTACCAATAATCTAACAAGCCTTTGAACATCTGCCAACCTTGACTGAGTTCTTCTTGAGACCACTCATAGACCACGCAAAGGCCAGGCTCCGTTACCGATGCAAACACGTTGGCGCAGCGTGCATTGGGCATTCCTAACCCAACACGATATGCCGCCAATTGCATACGGTGCTCATCAAACCCCTTAACGTCTTTAGGATCTGTAAACTCTTTGGTCTTAAGGTCAATCACCACGTTTTCTGCGTGCAGATCTACCTTGCCCCCAAAGCCGTACTTGCTGGCAAAAGACTTCTCTGGCTTAAAGTCTAAGCGGCCAAAGGTCTCTTCTATGCTCTGCGCTACGCCCACTTGGTATTCAGCCATGTTGGCCAGCATGATGCCCTCGTAGAACGTCTCGATAGCCGCATGGATCTCGCTACCACGCTCCGCAGCCTGTTTGGCGTGTTCTTTAGAATCTTTGACAATCCTCTGAACAAAGCTTTCTTCAGGCTCGCCATCAATTTTGGGCAACGTCAAAGCCGCCAGCAACATCTGATTGAGCTTCCAAGCCTCTAGGCCTGGGCTAGCCGCACATTTGATGATGGTGGTCACCGAAGGTAGCAAGTTGAGCTTGCGAGCGTCACGCAGCGTTGTAGAGCGTTGCTCGCCACTCTTTGCCGTTACATAGTAGGCTGGGGTGCCATCCATCTGATACCAGTGCCCAGATTCCTCTGCTCTAGTGATGATCATGCTTCACCTCAGAATGGCAAATCTTCTTCATCAAGATCGTTGGGCATATCATCAAACCCGCTGCCTGACTTCTTGTTTTGGGCTTTCCACTCTGGAGACTCGCTGATTTGTTTCTTCAAGAAGTCTGAGAATGTGTCAAACATCGCCATGTCAGGATCGCTGATCTGGAACATTTGGGCTGCGTTATGGCCATCAGGAAGTCCCGCAGACTTAACCGCATTTGGAACAGGGGTAATAGCCACAATGTTGGCATATACGCCATCACCTGTCTTTTTGGCTTTGTGGGCAACATTCAACATGCACCACTTGTCCAGCACGGTTTTAAGGTCAAATCGGCGCTGTTCTTCTACAGTAAAGGGTTTGCCCCTCCAAGATTGCAAATCAATGCGTAGGGTGGCTTTATCAGCCCAAGACATGGTGTAGTCCTTGGTGATGACTAAAGGCTCACCAGAGGCCGTGCAAAGGGGGTTTCCGTTGTCGTCCTCGCCAAAGACTTCCCAGCAAACTTTGAGCTTACGGAGAAACTTGACGTTCCCCTCAAATTCGCTCTTTTGCGTACCTAAGTCAATGATGCGGTAGCAGCGTGCTAAGTGAAGTCCAGAGGGAACTGGGGCAAAAGAAGATTTAGGTTTGTTTTCAATGATCATATGTAGTCCTGTTTAAAGCTGTTAAGAAATCCTGTGGATCGGTGGTAAATGGGTCGGGTAATTGGCTCCTTTTCATCTCATCATTTAGTAAAAACTTGCGGTACTCGTGCTGGGCTACAGGGTCTTCTAACCATTCGTAGTATTCTTGGTTCATACAATCCCCTGCGCGTCTTCGTAAAGGCGTATGAAGTGAATCAAGCCCTCAATCTCGTCGTCAGCAAACTTTTCGCCATGAGCCAGCTCTTGGGCAAGCTCGGCAATCTTTTCGTCAGTCATTGGTTTGATGTCCATTTAAATTCCTAACCATTTAATGAGTTGGATAAGCAAGAACGCACCAAAACAAATGGCGACCATCTGTAAGACGACTTGCGCTAAGGGGTTCATGGGTCTTCTAACACCTAACATAGCCAATTGAATAGTTTCCTCTTCAGGCGTTATGCGGTGCTGCGGGGGGGTGTATCGGGATCCAATTTGGATGCCCTTGCTAGTTGTGTAAGGGATTACCTTACGAACGTCTTTGTCCATCACGTCACTCCTAAAAACCGCCGTATCGGCGTGCATGCATTACACCACAATTTAATCAACGGTTAAAATACTTGAGTAAAACTTGGGGTTGTTTTAACTAAAAGTTTGTGTCATACTGCCGATCTGAAAGGGACAACTATGACACTGACAGACTACTTTAAAGAAGAGCCACGAGGCGCAAAGAGTGAGATGGCAACTTACTTGGGCATATCCTTGACATGGTTCAGCCTATTGATCAACGGCAAGCGTAAGGCGTCCCCTAAGCTGGCTTTGGCAATAGAAGAGGCTACCCAGGGGCTGGTCACCAAGGCTGACTTGCGGCCTGATCTTTTTTCATGATATGATGTTTTGAAACACGGCTAGGGTAGCTCCCGAAGAGACGATTCGTTACCGTCCTGCCGAGGTTTCTTCTGTAACGACAACCTATAACGTAAGGTTTTTATGCATTACTACAAAAGGAATCTTGGCGACTATGCCAAGAAGGCGGGTAGACTGACCATGCTCCAGCACGGAGCGTACACGCTTCTTATCGACTCGTGCTATGACCGTGAAGTTTTCCCCACGCTAGAGCAAGCAATTGAATGGACTTGGGCCTCAACAGAAGCTGAGGTTGAGGCGGTTAAGTTTGTACTCAGCAGGTTCTTTGTGCTCGATAAAGAGGACAGATATGTCCAAGATTGGATACTTGAAGATCTACACCAGTACCACGCTAAGGCCGATATTAACAAACGAATCGCCAACGAACGTGAAGCGAAGCGTAAAGAAAAAGGCACGAAGCGTACACGAGTCGTGAACGAACCGCCACCTAACCAAGAACCAAGAACCATAAACCAAGAACCATCTTCCGCAAAGAAGCCAGCCAAGAAGTGCCCCAAAGACTTTGAGGTTACTGACGACATGAAGACTTGGGTGAAGACTGAGTGCCCATTGGTTGATCATGCCGAGCAAACAAAGGTGTTCCGCGATTACGAATTTACCGCGGCTAAGAGTGACTGGGTTGGTACGTGGCGCAACTGGATGCGTAAAGCCAACCAGTTTGCTGCTGAAAAGCAAACTACTGACCGCTACCCCAAGACTTCTAGTGGCATCATTGCGGGGGCCATATGAGAGGTCACGAAAAAATCATAGCCCTACGCAAGCAGCGCATGATCCCTGAGATTGTATTCCTAAATGACTTTCCCTGCGAGCTTCCCAAAGAATGGTTTGACGTTTGTGTTCACAATGACTCCATTACAAACCTTGACTTGAGGTTTTTGATTGGACTGAATGTCAGCATTTCTGGCACGGATGAAAAACGAGTCAAAGCCTTATACCAAAAGGCTGTGGATAACAAGCCCAAGTTAGTGGTTGCTTCTGTTGTAGACCCAACTAAACCTTCTTGGAAACAAACTGGATGGATGGAGAGATATAGTGCCTGAATTTTTAGATGACAGCATTGACTTTGAAGCATACCTAGAAGATACAGAAGCTCAAACAAAGGTCAAGCCAGCAGCAGATTTTGTGGATGATGCTAAGGCTAGACTTCGACAGAAGTTATCCGAACCCAAAACTTTCCTGCCTTGGCCAAAGACCAATGAGAGCTTCGACTTCCGCCCGTCTGAGGTGACGGTTTGGGCTGGTCAGAATGGCCACGGCAAGACTGACGTAACTAGCCAGATTGCTTTGTCCCTTTTAGGTCAAGGCGAACGTGTCTGCATAGCATCGTTTGAGATGAAGCCCCTAGTGACCATTCAGAGGCTGATCCGGATGTTTTCGGGGACAAACCCCAATGCGCCTGAATATCAGACTGACGAAGGCATTACTGCCTTAGAAGAGCTTTATGATGATTTCGGTCATTGGACTAAGCAGAAGATGTGGCTGTACGATCAAACAGGAACCGCACGACCTGAAACCGTGTTGGGCATGGTTAAATATTGTGCACAAGAGCTTAAAATAACTCATGTGTTTATTGACTCTTTAATGAAATGTGTCAAGAATGAAGATGACTACAACGGACAGAAAGCATTTGTTGACCAACTTTGTGCATTGGCTAAAGACTGCAATATCCACATCCACCTTGTGCATCATCTTAAAAAGCCCGCCAAAGAGACCGACATGCCCGATAAGCACGACACCAAGGGTAGTGGCTCCATCACCGATCAAGTGGACAACCTATTCATGGTTTGGCGGAATAAGGCTAAGGAAGATGATTACCGAGCCAAAGGCGTTATGAGCACCCGACAGACCGAGCCTGACTGCTACTTGCTGTGCAGAAAGCAAAGGAACTACGAGGGTGTAGCAGATGGCGAACCTATCGTAAGCCTATGGAGGCATCGAGATGCTGGGCAATTTATTGCCGAGTATGGCTCTGAGGCGCAGTTTTTTGTGAACTATCCCCACCTACCTTCATGAAACCCCAGAAAAGAGAAAAAGCTGTACCTACAGAAAGACTCGCACCATCAAATGTCACAATCAGCCCTGAAACTATTGAGCACATGAGAGACTGCGAAGCTAGAGAGTGGATACAGCGCTTCAAGAAAAAGAAAGATGAAAGAGGCTTTGGGGGCGCTAGAGAGTGGTGGGACGATATGTCCGAGAAGATTCGTAAAACCCGCGGGGAGAAGGCAATCCAAGACCTCCGCAACAGAATGAATAAATTTAGATGACAATGCAAGTATGCTTCACGGTAGAGGGCGAGCCAAAAGGAAAAGGCAGACCTAGATTCCGCCGTACTAAAAACTTTGTGCAGACCTACACCGACTCCAAAACCAAGTCCTATGAGCAACAAATCAAAGACGCTGCCACTAGAGCTATGGGAGAGTCAGAGCCTCTAGAAACGCCTCTGAGCGTGTTTCTGTATGTTCGGTTCTCTGTGCCCAAGTCTTACTCCAAACAACGGACTAAGGACTGTCTATCGGGCAAAGAAAAGCCTATAAAGAAGCCTGACATAGACAACATCGCCAAAAGCCATCTTGACGCTATGAACGGAATTGTCTACAAAGATGATGTGCAGGTCATATTTATTTCTGTGAAAAAAATCTACTCTTCAATCACTGGGGTGGACATACTGGTTAGAGAGGAACTTGAATGAAGTCAAAGTACAACCGCGGGTCTACGATCCATCATGCGATGGTCAGGCTGGCTCGACACCCGCACGACCTTAATGAACTGCGTAAAGCTATTAGCAACAGCTCTACAGCTCGATTCAAAGAGTTTGTGGTAGAGCCGCTGATCTCTGATGGAATGGCTGAAATTAGAGACAACTTGCTCCAGCTCACAGATTTGGGTGAAGAGAGGCTGGAATACCTTGGCCCTATCAAGATTCCCCTTAAGTCCGTCAGCATGGCCAGAGGAACAGGCACCTATGACGGATCAGAGCTTAAAACCCAAGTGCATCGACCAGGCGCTAATGACTATCTCAAGTGGCCCAGCCGAGTTGGTGACGATTACTTTTATAGAACATGAACATTCAAGACGCCGTTGACTACCTGATCACCCACAGCAAGATCTACGCTCAAGCCAAGGCTGACTTGGTTTACATGGAAGAGATGCGTAAGACTGTTAAAGCAGAGCTTATGCAAGAAGCTGAACATAATGGCTTTACAAGCGCCGTATCCCAAGAGAGGGAGGCGTATGCCCACCCACGCTACAAAACGCACCTAGAGCACTTGCAAGAGGCTACAAGGGCATGTGAGCAAGAGAGGTGGATGCTGATTGCTGCACAAGCAAGAATAGAAGTGTGGCGCTCACTAGAAGCATCCAATCGAGCACAAGATAGGTCATTGATGTGACCAAGGCAGAGAAGCAGCACATGAATGCTGTAGCGGAGCTGGGGTGCTGTCTATGCCATCACATCCACGGGCCACATGAGCCTGGGCCTGTTGAGCTGCACCACCTTAGAACTGGGGGCTGGGGCAAGGGAGACTATCTGACCGTCATGCCCTTCTGCGTAGAGCACCATAGGGGAAATACAGGCATCCACGGTCTAGGAACCAAGGGATTTGAGAAGCACTACGGCATCACCCAGCAAGAATTGTTGGATTGGACACTAGCTAGGGTAAACACCTAGAAAAATATTTTGCAAATTTCTACAAAAAGTCCTTGCATTGCTTTAACTTTGAGTTAAACTCCTTATCACTGCAACGTCGCAGGTAACGATACGGAGAAGCAAAATGGACTCAATGGAACACGGTTTTATGGTGGCAGCAAACGCTCTACGCGCCATCAACGGCTTAGACGCCACACAGATCACAGAAGAGGCTGCTGCTGCAATCATTGCGGCTTTGACAGCCAAGCTGATTCGTAGCCCTATGGCTCACCAAGACCACATTGTCGCCGCCGTGGAGTCTTTGGACTATGCCCACGAGTACCTGATCACCAAGGAGGTTTGAGATGACCCGCCTAGAAGCAGTTGCAGCAACTCTTGGATTGGAGTATGAGTCAAACCAACAATTTAAAAGCGAGTACCAGTACCAATCAACCCGCACAAAAAAACAGATTTTTACTGCGGGCGGTGACTACTTTTGTATGAACGTAACAAAGCCAACTGACGAAGTTGGCAATGATTGGGCACTACACCCCGACCAATTTTGGGCCGAGAAAGTTGGATCAAAATTATGGATTAGCAAGGAGATTTGAAATGAACTACAACGAATTGGTTGACAGGCAAGAGTTCTTGGAAATTAAGTACCACCTTACCAAACAAGAGGCTTATGAGGCTGCTTGCTATGACCGTGACCCTGAGACTTGGGAAGGTAGCCGTTGGGAAATAGTAGAACCTAGGGAAAATACCTAGAAAAAAGTCTTGTAATCCTTTAATTTTAAGTTAAGATACAACCACTGCGATGTTGCAGGTAACGAAGAAAGACAGATATGAACGCAATTACTTCCGCTGAATCCCTTGCCCTTAGCTTGGCAAATGACATTGACGCTCTTTATGTGCTCGACCAACAAGCTAAAGCATTGGCTTTGCAAGTCAAGGCAATGAAAGATGCACTCGCCGACAAATATGGCGAATCCCCCAAAGATGCAAACGGCAAAAGCATCCCTTTCAAAGGCGAGATGTACGAAGTAGTTATTCAATTGATCCCTGTTAAGGGCACTGTTGATTACAAAAAGCTGTGCGCCGCTTACAAAATTACTAACGAGCAACTCGACGAATTCCGCAATGCTGATCGCGCAGACATTCGCGTAACCCCACAGAAATAAACCCACGGGGCTTCGGCCCCACCTCAAGGAGTACACAATGGACAATAGAACCGACTATAGAAGAGGGCTTGATGCTGGTTTGGAGCTGGCCCTCCAAATTATCAACGATACTGCTGACGTGCAGTTTGAGGACATTTCAGAGGTAGCCTTGTACCTGCACAACCCAATCCAATACGCCCATTTCAAGAAGGAGAAAGCATGTTTGCCTACTGCGACTACATCAGCCACCTAACCAAGAAAGCTCTGCTGGAGCATGACCAGGAGGGTCTTATCAAGCTGGTTGGCTCCATCAAGTTTGACGTGGACGCCGAAGGGCGCATGGTCAGCTCTAAAAAGATCATTGAGGTGATGGACATGCAGGGAAAAAATTACGTCATTACGGTTGAAGAAGTCAAATAAAGATGTTCTAATTGCTTAACTAGGAGTTAAACATGAACTGTTTTCTTTGCGATAAGCCTGTAGAGCGCAGTGAAGAGTCGGCCTTCTTGGGTCGGTACGTCCACAAAGAATGCTTCCTAAACAGCATGGCCAAACAGCGTGATGCCATCTTAGAGGTGCAGCGGCTGGAGAAAGAACGTATTGGAGGGAAAGATGAAACCTAAAGAGCAAGCGGTGATTGAGATGTGCATTGAGAACGGCATTACCTATGGCTTGGCTCGTGCCTACAAGCATACTGATGAGCCGACAGACGATCAGGTTAAGTTTGTTCTGCGAGACGCCATCATGCACGAGATCTATGAGTGGTTTGAGTTTGAAGAAAACGAGGTGTGGGACAAATGAAGATACTTTTGATGTGCTACTTGATCATGATATTGGCGGTGTTAGGCCCACTCATCACTATCGGCACAATTTACCTGTTGGGCAGGTTAGCGCCATTTACCTTTTAGGCAAGTATGAAAGTCTACATCAGTAAACACAGAGACCACTGGGTCTCGCCGTACACGATCTTAGAGAAAGTTTTCTTTTGGCGGGAGATTGACTATGACGAGCCGAAGATAGACAGGTGGGCCGACAGGCTCCGTCCCTTGTGTGAGGGTGTGAAGAATCTCTTGAATCTAATCCACCCAAGGATTGTTTACGTCAAGATAGATAAGTTTGACGTATGGGACATGGACACCACCCTAGCCCACAT